GAAAATGAAAACGAAGGCGTTGACTACAAGATACCGCCGTTTAAGGTATCATCACAATGCTGCTTCTGGATGAAAGAAAAGCCGTGTGATGATTGGGCAAAGCAACACAAGAGTGTGCCGTTCTTAGGACTTATGGCAAGTGAGGGTGGCAGACGTGAAAAATCGCTAATGCTTAACGGCTGCAATTACTTTGGCAAAAGCACGATACGTTCAGCGCCATTTGCCATATTTACAAGGCAGGACTTGCTACAACTTGCACTTGACCTGAATGTGCCTGTGCCTACAATCTATGGCGAGATAAAACGTGACTTTGACGGAAAGCTTTGCACAACAAAGGCTCAGCGTACAGGCTGCTCAATGTGCGGTTTCGGCATACATATGGAACAGCGCCCTCACCGATTTGACAGGCTTCGTGAAAGAAATGAAAAAGAGTGGGATTTCTGGATGAACAAGTGTTGTGAAGATGCTGACGGCACAAAGTACGGCTGGGGAAGAGTTCTTGACTATATCGGCGTTGAATGGCGTGACAGAGTATTTGATATGAAAAATAACCAGCTTAGTTTGTTGGATATCGAGGAGGGATAGCCTATGGAAAGAAACGACCCAATGACCATGCCACGCCTGAAAGCCTACCGCAGGAACGCCTCAGCCATTGAGGACATCAAGGCAGAGCTTTCGGGCAAGTACGTTGCCGACAGTATCAGCGTATGCACGCCGCCGTCCTACACACCACACAGCACACGCATAGACGGCTTCTTGCCAAGCGGTGATACACTTTCATTGCTGTGTGAGCAGGCACGACTTGAAGCCGAGCAGAGGGCTATTGAGGAGTTTATCAAGGGGATAGAGGATAGACAAATGAGGAAGATATTTGTACTCAGGTTTGTAAAAGGCTTTACTTGGATACAGATAGGACACAAGGTCGGAGGTACAGCGGACGGCTGTAGAATGGCGGTCAAAAGATATTTGAAAAAATAATCAAGTGTGTTCGTTTTGTTCGTTTTAGGTGTGCTATAATTTAAACTGAGGATAGTGTAAATACTATCTGACTTTCATAAAGATCCTCCAATAATTTTTACCCACGGAGCGTATGCTCCGTATGTTCCGCAAAGTCAGAGTGGGTGCAATTCCCACACGGAACTCCAAGCCTGTTATACAGTTCGTAGACCGAGAACGTAAAATATCGGTATCGTATAACTTTAAAACCTGCACACTTTGGCTGTGCGTCGTCGGGTGGAATAGCCGAGGTTTCGTTTTTTGATGCCAAGTTTTTCATCTACCATAAGAGGAAAAACAGCGTATGCAGGCTCAGAGGGCTATACTTAAAGCTTGCACCAGAGTCGGCGTGCTTCCGACAGAAAATAAATGCACTCCTTGAATTTTACATTGCCAATGCCTGCTCGTAAGGGTGGGCGTTCGGGCAGGGTCTGAAAGCCGTATCCCCATACTGCGGCTTTCGATTTGCAGGTCGAGAGCGTGCCAGCTCAACATCTGCTCCAACATTTACAAAACTCCTTATAATATTTTCACAAGAGACACTCCGAACGGGGTGTCTTTTGCGTTGTGTCGTAAAAAGTTCATAAATGTCGAATTTTTGATATACTGCATAAAAAATACAAATGCTATTTATGCAGTATATAGAAATTCGGTGCATTTCGTTGATTTTCGCTCTGATTAGTGATATTATTTAAGAAATATTATTATGAGGAGTGATTGTACTTGGTAGTCAAATTTAATGGTAATAAACCGTTTAAAATGGAGGAACATCAAAGCAATAAACTTACTACAAAATGTTTTTTATGTGGACAACAGGCAAAAAGCCGAATATTTTATGATGGATTTGAGAATGGAAATTGCATATGTTGTAATTGCGAAGATCAGCTAAAAGGAATGTTTAAGGATTATTTATTAGCAGAATCAAACTTCAACAAAACAGCACTTGAAGAATTAGTGGAAGGATTACGCAATGAAACTATAACGCAGTTAGATAGTCAAATTCATAAAGAAGGCTATAAATATGCCCAAGAGGTTAGCATTGTAGATGATTTTGATGATACATTAACCCTTCAAGAAGTTCAACAGAATAATATATTTTATTCGATAAAATATCAATTTTGTTATGACAAAATGATAAATTATATGAAGAATAAATATAATGAAGACCCTTATATAGTCAGATTTTTTGAAACTACGGATTACTATGACCCTGAGGGTTTGTATAGAAGAGATACAAATGCTATATGTGGCATTGCAAAAATATATAATAACGGAACCACGGTTATTTTTGGCGATTTAAAAGTTGTTTTGGATAGATCGAAATATAACCAATAAAATTAATAATATTGAGTGTTCAAAGCCCCACTAAATCGGGGCTTTTTTCATACCATAAAGAAAGGACGGTGCCCCTATGACAGCACGGCAAAAGAAATTTGCAGAATACTATGCTCAGAGCGGCAACACCGTTCAGAGTGCTATAAAGGCAGGATACAGCGAGAAGTATGCGAAAGCTGACGCTTGCAAAATCCTAGATAATCCTAGTGTTGCGGAGTATATCCGTGAATTGTCCGAGAAAGCTCAGGACGAGCGTATAATGACCGCAAAGGAGAGGCAGGCACTCTTGTCTGATATCGCTAAGGACGGCAAGAATGACCCTGCTGACCGTATCAGAGCCGTCGATACCCTCAATAAAATGACAGGAGAGTATGTTGCTAAGATACAGGCGGAGGTCAAGACCTCTGAAAAGCTTTCGGACGTTTTCGCTCAGATAGGCGGTGAGGGGCTTGACGAGTAAGTTTCCTCTGTC